GTTGCGCCGGCTATTTTGCTGGCGTCGTAATATTGTCCGGTCATCATATTTACGGTGTCAATACTTTTACGCATAAAAAATCCCGCCGGACGTTGTGAGCCGTCGGGCGGGATTCCTGCTGGCCTTCGGATTTACCCGGGAACGCTGGGGAGGCTAGCACCGTCCTCGCGCTTGCGGCCGTCGGGTATGGCGCGCGCATCCCAGGAGCAGCCGACCGCTGCCTACTACTTCGAAAACATGTCGCCGCGCTTCACGCGCTCGACCAGGTCGACCATCTGCTCGGCGCTGCGCACGAGCTCGTAGACGCCGCCGCGGGAACGAACCGCCGCCTCGAAATCCTTCTGGCGATCGCGCTGCTTGCCCTTGGCGGTTTTGAATTCAGGGAACACGGCGACGCCGATCGTCTTGCCCACCATATCCGCGGTGATCTCGACCGCCACGACCATGCCGGCGTCCGACTGGCCGGGCGTGCCGACCTTTACGATCCGCTCCGGGTTGTCCATGGCGCGGAAGTTGCCCACCGGTTGTTTCCAGACCAGTGCGTCCGGGCGATTGCCGACCGCCAGCAGTGCCGGATGCGCGACGGTTCTGGTCTCTCGGTTCTGTGCCATCGCATTGATTCTATCCTGTCATCCTGCGATCCGCATCAGCTTTCGCCGCAGCGGACGTCGGGAACTTGTCCAGGTAGCCGAACGTGCCTTCCGGGTTCATGAACCGGGCTTTCTTGTTGCCGCGCTCCCAGAGCATGAAGACCTCGCGGTCGTCGGACGTCATGCGGCTGATGATCCAGCGCCCGCAGTCCGACCGTATCGAGTACCGGCTGACCTTGCCCACGGTTTCGCCGCGGCCGGGTTTCTCGCGATCCTGGACCCACTTGATCATCAGCGACGCGCGAAGTAGCGCCTCACGCAGTAGCCGCGCACCAGGCTCCAGACAGTGCAGGCGGCGGTGGTGATCGTCACGGCCACCACCTTGTCAGTTATCAGCACGTAGGTGCTGTAAGCGATCAGCCAACTGCCGACCATCCCGATGCCGGTGCCGGTGAAGGTCTCGACCAGAGATTGCCGGCGGCTTTGGGTCGTCACGCCTGCGCCCTCGCCTCAGCAGCAGGGCGCGGCGGCTCGCGGTACTCCTCGACGACGGCCCGGGTCTCAGCGCGCACGACGCGGATCGGCTGGTAGATCGTGACCTCGCAGTTATTCTGGACCGCCAGTTCCTTCGCGCGGGCGACGGCCTTCTCGATCGATTCCGCCTTCTCGCTCTCGTCGGTGCAGTTCTCGCGATCCCGGTATTCAAGTATGTGACACATGCAATCCTTTCCTCGGTAAGCCCGGCCGGCTGTAGTTATTCCAGCGAGGCGCGCCGGTCGGTCGTGCCTCGCTGGTTTCGGTTTACCGGTCGACCGGCGGGAAGTAGCTGCAGCGCGTCGCCCGCATCAGGTGCTCGATGTCTCCCTCTGGCATTCCGCAGCGCCTCAAGTCCTCGCACATTTCAGCGTCGGCAATGTTCGCGGCCGGTTGCGACGATCTTGCGATCATCAGGCAGCACACAGCTCGCGGCCAGCATCAGGAACGACAGAACCTCGTTGCTGATCTCCATGGTGGCAGCCTCAAGGCGTCAAGGAAGTCAGGCGCCACTTGTTTGTCGCCGGCATGTACTGCAGGTAGGCGGCGCTGTAGTTCCCGGCCTCGCTCCTGATGTCGGCCAGCGTTACGTCGCCGTTGCTGTGCAGCGTGGCGTTCGTGCAGCCCGGGCCGGAGTCGTAAATAATCTCGTTCATCGCGGCGCCCCACGTATGATGCCCGTCGACCGATCCTTCGTAGTTCAGGCGCACACGGCGGTCGTCGATTTCGCTGATCATCAGGTCCATGTCGTTCGCGACCTCGACGTGGCAATAGCTGGCGGCAAACGGCACCGGCCAGTCTGGGCTTGCAAGGATGAAATCGATGTCCCAGTCCGTGATCAGCGCCTCAGCTGCTGCGGCGGCGTTCATGGCGGCGAAGTAGGCGCCGGTGTGCCCGAAGCCGCGCAGGCCGTGGCCTAGCTCATGCAGGATCGTGATCCGGTTAACCGACCAGTGCGGCGACAGCAGCAGCGTGTAGCCGCCGTACGGGCAGGTGAACGTGAAACCGCGGAAGCCCGTGCGCTCCGCTGGCGTGGCCTGTATGGCGTCCATCGCCATGTTCCACTCGGCGAGCACCGCCGTGCGGATTGTGATCGCGTTCGCCACGCACTCGCCAGCGGTGGTGGTGCCGGCATACTCGACGGCCATGCCGGTGCGTTCAGCCCACGACCATGCTGCGAACTCGATCAGGTCGACGTGGCCGCTGCCGACGGCATTGGCTGGGTTGTAGTAGACGTTCTGTGCCATGGTCAGGCCGGCGAGACCTGCCAGGACAAGCGCCGCGAAAATGCCTCTGAAAAACGTGATGCCCTTCCTGTTCATGCAATTACTCTCCGTGAAAAGTGATATTGGTATGGCATCGAAAGTATAGCAGCGATGCACGGCCGCAATATTGCCGCGCTTTATTTACGCTGTAAATACTTTTGTAATCTGTTTGCCCTCCATTTCACACTTCCGGCACCGCGCGGACTTCTGGCGCAGTGTGTTTTTCAGGCGCACTCGTTCGCTCAGCGAGCCGACGACGCGCAGGTCGTGCCCGCACTCGAGCAGGAATTGCGCGCGCCAGTGGCTCGGGCGGGTATGGAACTGGCGGCTGGTGATGCGGCGCATCGGGGCGGGGACAGGGCGCGGCATGGTCAGACCTCGACGTATTCAGAGCCGGCAGGTCTGACCGTTTCCAGGATGCGGTATCCGCCAGCCACGGCCCTGGTGGTATCCATGACCTCGATGCTCGCGCCAGTGCAGACGATCGACTGCCGGCACCTGGTCATGGTCGCCATGTACTCGGCGACGCTGATCGCGTGCTCGGGCGTCATGCCTCGACCCTCTCGGCCGCCGGCACGCCGAACCGTTCCAGCGCGCAGTTGTAGGGCAGCATCAGCGGATGCCATGGCACGCCGTCGGCCGTCAGGCGCAGCGCGTACAGCGGGATCCGCCAGCTCGCGGCCCATGCGACGAACTCGGCCGCCTTGGCGCTGTTTCTGGCGTTCACTCCCCAGGCGCAGACGACAACGCCGCTGGCGGCTTGCACCGCCTTGATACGCCCATCCAGGTGCGCGACGTTGTCCGGCCCGGCCGGATAGCCGGCGCGCTTCAGGTCGGCAGGATCCGTCGCCCTGTAGGCGAACAGGTTCAGGACCTCGATCCCGCCGAATCCGAGCCGCTGCGCAAAGCCGATGCACTTTCGGATGGTCGGATCGTTCTCGCTGGCGTCGGCCGTGCTCGGGTTCAGCATGACGAACAGCAGCACCGGCAGCGATGCGTCCCAAGTGCGCCAGAGCCGATACCGGAACTTCTCGCAAGGCGAAATGATTGCTCCTTTCTCCATGATCAGACCTCGCCGTCGTCTTCGGTGCCGACGCGCTGGAACCGTTCAGCCGCGCGGCTTTCGCAGTTGATGCCGCAATGCCCGCCGCAGTGTTCGCGGATTGGCTCTTGCGTCTCGCCCGGGAGCGGCGTCCGATGCTTTTTCGAGTCGTGCTTCGCGCGGATCTTGTCCTTCAGCTTCCAGATGCGCGCGAGCTCGGTGTCGGCCGCCTCGTGCATGTCCAGGCCGTGCCCCAGGCAGAGCGCGGCCAGCGTGACCATGACGCCGCCGACCTCCTGGCCTGGCTCGCCGATCGGCCGCCCGAACGTGTAGTCGACAAGCTGGCGGACCTCGTCAGCAGTGCAGCCGCAGGCCTGGACAAGCTCCAAGGCTTCCTCGAGGAAGCGGAAGTTGCGCTCGATGCGGTCGGCGGAAATCTCGGGACCAAAACACGCCTGCATCCATGGCGCCACGCGCTGCTGGAACGATCCGATTGCCAGATCCGCCCGCACGTACTCGGTCCAGGGCTTGCCGTCTTCGCAGTTTTCCGGATCGGGGTCCTGGCACCACATGCGACCGACATCCGGTGACGCGCAGCATGCCGGCTGCAGGTAGATGCGCTCGTGGTCGCCGTCGGAAGACTCACCCGGCAGTATCGTCCAGTTCGGCGCGCTGTCGGTTTCGACTGGTCCGGCCAGGGCGCGCGCGAACGTCTCGCCCATCTGCAGCCGCTCGATCTCGTCGATCAGTTCCAGCACGGCGGCAGGGTTGGCGGCGGCGATGAAGGCGGCCAGCGATTCGCTGTCTGCGATGGCAATGGATGTTCGTCCGCGCCCTTCGTCGCGAGCGCTGAAGCCTGCAAATACCCGGCGCCTCTCAAACCTGTCTTCCCTGTCCTGCTTGGCTTGAGACCAGCGCCGCGTGATAGGCGTTACCAGCAGTCTGCCTTGCTGCCACTCCTCGCCGCCCAGCGCCTTGGCCAGCCCTTTCAAGTCCTGCAGGTTCTGGATGCTCATACCGCACCGCCTTCAGCCTGCGCCGTCTCGTCGACCACTTCGAAGTCGCCGTCCTCGCTGGTCAGCCGGACCTTGATCTCGCGGACGTTGACGATCTCGAAAAACGTCGGCTCGAGCTTGTGGCGGGCGGCCCAATCCTCGACGACCTTCTCCACGGCAGCCTGCAGCTCGGCGCATTGTTGTTTGTTGGCTGGCGGCCAGTCGTAGGCGACCTCGCCAGCATCGTCGGCTGCGCGCTCGCCCAGGTACTCGACCATGTCGGGCGTCCACTGCGATGCGCTGTAGCCGGCGCCGCGCTCGCCCTCATAGATCGTGATGACCTCGCCGGTGATCGGCCCGTCCATCTGGCTGGCGCGAAGCTGCACGGCGTCGACCATTTCGTCGCTGTTGAATGTCTCGTTGTCGGCGCTGTACCACTTGTCGGCAGCCTTGGGCGCTTCCGGCTCGCGCTCGACCCGGCGCCAGTCGCCGCCGTTCAGAAAGGTGCTGCCCTGCCAGTAGGCGTAGTGCCAAGAGCCGGCATCGTCTTTGAATTCGAAACCGGTGCCGGTGTCGCCTCTGACCTCGTATTCCTTGCCAGCCGTGATGTGCTTCGCGATCCGGTGATAGTCCGGCACCACGTCAGCGACCGCAAAAACCCTCCTTTCCTGCTGTTCTGTGCTCATTGTTTTTCCTCAGTTTTTTATGGTCGTCTCCGGTAATGACAATTACCGGAGATGTCGTTTTGCTATCCCTTCAAGAGATCGGTTCGCCTTTCAGGATGGTTTCCGCCCTGATGTAGTCGCGCATGCGCAGGCCGTCGTAGCAGTCGGAATGCACAAAGAACGGCTTCTGGTAGTCCAGCATGTCGCTGTCGTCGTCTAGGATCACGTACCGCTCAGTCTCCGGATGCTTCGCCAGCCATCGCTCAATCTGCGACCCCCTATGACTTCCTGCGCTGTCCGTGCACCAGTCGCCGTGCAGCGCCCTGCTCAGCCGAATGAAGCCAGCCGTTGCGAACAGTTGCTCAAAGTGGCGCGCCTTCTCGCCGAGACGCCACGACGACGAGATGACCACCTTGGCGCCGTATTCGATCGCCATCCGCTCCAGGAACGCCAGCGCCACCGGATCGAGGCAACAGATCACGCCGCGCTGGTTCACGGCGTAAGCGTGCCGAGCGGTGCAAATCACGCCGTCGAAGTCCAGAAAGATCACGTTCAAGGCAGTGACCACCCGGCGATTGTCAGCCCTGCCAGAACTCCCATCACGGCGCCGATCCCGGTGATCGCCGCGACTTCGATGACCAGTTCCCAGCGGCTGGCCGGCTTGTTCCTCGTTGCTCCCATGCTCCTTTCCTCGTTATTGCTGGCGTTGCAATATTGTCGGGTCATCATATTTACGCTGTCAATACTTTTGGCGCGGCGCATTGTGCAAGCATTGCGGATGTTTTTCCGTGCAAATCTCGCAATTCCTTCGGCTTCATCTTCCGCACATTGCCGATCGTGGTCTGGAACGTGCTGAAGATGCCGACCTCGAATTCGTCGCGCAGCCTGGTCAGTTCGTCGACGACGGTGTCGACCAGATCGGCCTTGGCCTCGCGGGCGGCCAGTATCTTCGCGGCCCTGCCAGTGCCCATGCCGAGCGCCTTCAGTTCGGCCATGGTCTTCGCCTTGCCCTGCTGGCGGCGCTGCTGCTGGCGCATGATCTCCAGTTGGTCGGCCTGGACCTCGACGAGCTCGCCGGCCTGCTGCTCGATCTGACGGGCATTGCCGGCGCCAGCTGCGGCGAACACGTGATCGCACGGGCTGCCGTCGGGCAGCGTGCCCTTGCATTTCTTAGTCGGCGGCTGGATGCAGCGGCACTTCGGGCAGGTGGAAATATCGACCTCGGGCTCCTCGTCGGCGGCGCCGCGGCGTTTCTTCCTGCCCTCGAGCGTCCATTCGCGATCCTGGTCGGGCAGGCCGTGGTTCAGCACGAACTCGCCGCCGTCCCAGCGCCCGACGTTCCCGACGTGGTCGATAATCAGCGCCTCCACCTTGCCCGGGAATATGCGCAGCGCTCGACCGACTTGCTGCAGGTACAGCGCCAGCGACTTGGTCGGCCGCAGCAGAATGGCGACCTCGATCGCCGGCAGGTCAAAGCCCTCGCTCACGATGTCGCACGACGTCAGCACCAGCGTCTCGCCGACTTCGAAGCGCTTGATGACCCGTTCGCGCTCGCCCGGATCCATCGTGCCGTCCAGCTGCTCGGCGGGCACGCCGGCGTTCCGGAATTCCTCGGCGACGTGCTCGGCATGGCCGACCGAGACGCAGAACGCGATCGCGCGCTTGCCTGACGCCAGCCGTTGGTAGTGCTCGACCGCGTCGCCCGTAATTGCCGGCTTGTCGACGGCCGCCGCCAGATCGTCCTTGGCAAAGTCGCCAGCACGCGAGCGCACGCCCTTCAGATCCAGGACCATCGGCGGCGCGAAGATCCGGTACGGCGACAGGAAGCTGCCGTCGATCAGCTCGCGCATGGTCGGCCCCATGATCAGCCCGTCAGCGAATCCGCCGACGCCGACGCCGAGACCAGTGCCGTCCAGGCGGCAAGGCGTGGCGGTCACCGGCAGCAGCTTGGCGTTCGGGAAGGCTGCCACGCACCGGCCCCAGGTGCTCTCCATCGTCAGGTGGTGCGCCTCGTCGATGACGATGATGTCCGGATCCGGCAAGCCGGCCTCGAGGCGGTTGACCAGGGTCTGCACGCTGGCGACGAGCACGCGGCTGGTCGGGTCGACGTAGGCCTGCCCGTGCGCCTTGAACTGCGCGACCTGGACCTGCCGGATGATGGCCTGCGGCGCGATGATTCGGTGCCGGCAGTCGAAGTTCGACAGCGTCATGGCGATCTGTTTCACGAGCTCGGCGCGATGCGCGAGCAGGTAGACGCAGCGGCCCTTGCGGCTCGCATTGTCGGTCACGTAACTGAATATCGTGGTCTTGCCGCCACCGGTCGGCAGCACGACGAGCGGTGCGCGCTTGCCCTCGCGGAAGGCGAGGCGGACGGCGTCGGCGAGCGTTGCCTGATAGGGTCTGAGACTGATCACGCGGCTACCTCGTTATCGTTCGCGGCGATCTCGCCGGGCAGCGGCTTCTCAGCGGTGCGGATGGTGACGCCGATGTCATGGAGAAGCTTTCGCAGACGCTGGACCTCACCGTCGATGCCAAGCCTGTCGCGCGCCTCTCGGATCGCTAGCTGCAATTCCCAACTGCTCGCGTTGGCAGGAAGGCCGAGCGCGACGGCAAGCCCCTCCATTTCCCTGGTCACGTATCGCGCCTCGCGCTCCGCCTGCTCTCGAGCCTCTTTGCTGGCCTTCGACGTGCTTTCCTTGATCGCGCGCACGGTCGCCTCGTGCACGGCGGTTTGCTGCGCGAGCTGTTCCTTCGCCCTCAGCGCGAGACCGACCAGTCGGGCGACCTCGGCGCCGTACTTGGCGCGTAGGCGGTCCTCGATCTGCCAAGCGCCAGCGCGTTCGCGAGCTTTAGTTCGCGCGCGCTTTGCATCCCGCTCGACGCCGTCGATCAGCAGCTTGATCCAGGTGTAGGTATTCATGTCGGGCAGGCGCTGAAGCGTCGGCCCTTTCAGCATTCGCCAGCCACTCTCGCTCCGCTGGATCAGGCCGCAGCCTTTCGGCAGGTCGTCTTTCGAGATCAGGCCAGCCGGCGCCGCGAAGACGACGCCGCAGGAAAATTTTAGGTAGGACTGCCACTTGCCGCTCGTGATGTCGCTGCGGAAGTCGGCCACGGAAATCTTGCACTCGTAGGCGATCGGCCGGAAATTCGAGTAGCTGCGCGGCAGCGCGTACACGTCTGGACGCGGGCTGCCGGACGGTCCGAGCTGCATATTTTCCCATGCGATCAGCTCGCGCGTGTTCCGCAGGTATTCGGCCAGGTCGTGCTGTAGTTCGTCATGCCCCCACTTTTTCAAGCAATCCTCCCCATGCGCCACGCTTCCTCCTTCTCTTCGACGGTCGCCTTGCTGTCGCGGCACCAGATGATCGAGCCCGGCTTATGCGGCGCGTCCCATGTTGAGCCGCCGCACCGGCAGACCGCGTACGCGGACTTCTGGTGCTTCCAATCCCGGTACCGGTCCATGTCGAGTTGCCAGTGCACGCCACCGCAGCACCGCGGCGGGCTGATGTAGCGCCAGAGCTCGACCGACAGGACCTTGCGGCGCCGGCAGCGACCGCAGCGGTAGAACGGGCGCTGGCGCGGCGTGCGCAGTTGCTTCAGGTAGCGATGCGCTCGGGTCTTCCAGTCTTCGCGCGGAGCAGGCCTCATGCGACCGCCTCGGCCGCTGGCCGGTTGTCGTTGACGGGCGCGAACTCGTGAAGCTGCTGCTTTGCACGGAGATATGCGTCGTGCGCATCGGCCTCGCAGGTAAACAGGCCAAGGTATCGGCTCCGGAAATTGACCTTGATGCGCGCCATCCACTTGCCGCGACCCTTGTGCCAGTACACGCCGAGATAGCGCGACGTACGACGCGCGCTGCGGTTCGCTCTGCGCCTGTTCTCCTGGTTCTGCCGGTGGTTCGCTGGCCGCAGATTTTTCCAGCGGTTGTCGCCCTTCAGCCCGTTGACGTGATCGACCTCTACGTCGTCCGGCAAGCTCTCGCCGGTCATGTAGATGAAAGCCAATCGATGCAGCTTGTATTGCGTGCCGTTGACCACGCAGTGCAGGTAGCCGACAGGGTCGGCCGTGCCGACGACAGTTCCTGCCGGTATGTGTCCCCATCGTCCAGCGGGCGCGGCGCGGCTGAATATCCCGGTGTCCGGGTCATAGTGCAGCACGCGCATTAGATCGGCTTGCGTCAGCTTCGGCTTCACGCGGCCACCGGCTCAGCCATCGCCCACTTGTCGACCGCCTCCTGGTGATCGTCGGCCGTCACAGCGCCTTCGGTGATCTCCTGGTATTTTCGGACCTGCGACGGCTTCGGCATGCTGCGCCCCGTCTCGTGTCGCCAGACGGTCACGCCGTCGACGCCGACCAGCTTGCCGAGCGCGGCGCGGCTCAATTTCCGGCCCTTCCTGAATTCGATTAGCTGCACATGTCGCCTCGTATATCTATTGCCACCCTTGTAATATTACCTCGGGCGTCATAGTATAGCAAGACGGCATCACTTTACCGGCAAAACGATTACATAGCGCCGGGAATTCAATACTAGAGAACTGCATGGCTAACTATTTGACCGGCCTGTTTCCGGCTATGACGAACGCCGAGTACCACGCCAATCCGGCGATCGGTTCGTCAGGCCTGAAGCTGATGGCCAGGTCGCCGGCGCACTATTGGGCAGCGTACGTCGACCCGGAGCGCGAGCCGGACGCGAAGACGAAACCACGGCGCCGCGGCACTGCCTGGCACGCCGCCGTTTTCGAGCCGCACAACTTCGATTGGCTCTACGCCGCCAAGCCAGACGTCACCGCGACCAGCACGGTCGGCCAGACGATCGCGGCCTTTCTCGCCGACCCGCAGGCCTTCGCCAGCCGCTACGTGCCGATCCCGATCGGGAAGACGAGCAAGGAAGGCAAGGCGCTCGTCGCCGAGATCGAGGCGCGCGGACAGGTGGCGGTAGAAAAGGAAAAGTACGACGAGGCGGTGCGACTTGCTCGCCCGCTGATCGGCCTGGAACTGCTCGACCCGAAGGACCTCGATCGCGTCACGCGGGCCGCTGCCGTGGCGCGCACCAATCGAAACTTGCGCGTGATCCTCGCGCAGCCCGGCGGCATGGCAGAGGCCTCGATATTCTTCGCCGACCCTGAGACCGGCGCGCCCTGCAAGATCCGCCCCGACTTCATGCTGCCGCCCGGCAAGCTGTTCCCGCACGGCCTGATCCTGGACGGCAAGAGCACGATCGATGCGAGCCCGGATCCGGAAGGCTTCCCGCGGCAGGTCTGGACGCTGGACATGCACTACCAGCTCGGCCTCTACACGACCGGCTTCCAGCAGCACTACGGCACCAGCGAGCCGCCGGCATTCTTCTGGTTCGCCCAGGAGCTCGTGCCGCCGTTCGCCCACAAAGTTTACCCGGCCAGCAAGGCGCACATTGCCTACGGCCGCGAGCACGCCAGCCAGCAGGTCCAGCGCTTCGCCGAGTGCCTGCACGCTGATGCGTGGCCAGGATACCCGGAGACCGTCGAACCGATGGTGCTGCCGGGATACGCGCAGCGCGCAATTGAGCCCACCGAACCTGACGAAACCATCGAGGAGATAACCTATGCAAGCGAATGACGTCTCGAACCTGAGCGACACGATCATCCCGAAGTCCGACCAACTGAATGCCGACGCGCTGATCGCCGGCCCGCTGACCATCCGTGTGACTGGAGTCACACGCGGCACGGCAGAGCAGCCAGTCACGATCAATTACCAGGGCGACAATGGGCAGCCCTACAAGCCCTGCAAGTCGATGCGCAAGGTGCTGATCTTCGCGTGGGGCGACGACGGCCGGCAGTGGATCGGCAAGTCGATGACGCTGTACAACAATCCCGACGTGAAGTGGGGCGGCGTCAAGGTCGGCGGGATCCGGATCAGCCACCTGTCACACATTGACGCCGACCTCGTGCTCGCGCTGGCAGACACGAAAGGCAAGAAAAGCGAGCACCGCATCAAGCGCCTGCACGTCCAGGAACCGACACCGGCCGCGACTAGGCAGCAGCAGGGCGCCACGGTGGACGCGCAGACCGTGGCGCACCACAAGAAAGCCCTGCAGACCGCCGCGGCTGGCGGCATGGAAACGCTGCAGGCTGCCTGGAAAGTCACGCCGCCCGACGTGAAGGTCGCGATCGGCGGCGCCGGCAAGGGCTGCCCGGACGCGCTGAAGAAAGCGGCGAGCGCGGTCGACGAGGCCCGGGCTGCCGCTGCCGCCGCGGCCGACGAGACCGACACCAGCGACGACGCCGGATCAGACGACCAGGCCGTGGGCGCGCTCAATGCGGCAGCTGCGAAGATCGACGAGCCGAAGCCCGCGCAGCAGCGTCAGCCAGCGAACAAGCCCGTCTCGAGCGCGAAGCCTGCCCCGCAGCCGGCGCCGGCCATGGCGACCGCTGACGACGACGTGTTCTGATCGGGAGGAATATGAAGACAGCACCCGAATATCTTCAGGCCGCCGCCAGCCACTTGCTGGCGCGCGCCACTACCTATGACCAGCCGCAGGGCGAACGCAGCATGGATCGCACCGTGCAGGCCTTCAATGCGATCACAGGCCGGGCCGGCACCGATCGAGCCCTGACCACGGCCGAAGGCTGGCTGCTGCTCCAGGTGCTGAAGGACGTCCGGCTATTCCAGCGGCCCGGCTTTCACAAGGACAGCGCCGAAGACTGCGTCGCCTACGCGGCGCTGAAGGCAGAAGCAAAACAGACCGAAGCGCCAGCCGCGCGCAAATCAGGAGAAAACCTATGCAGATAATTGGCCTGTGCCGCATTGGCCGAGACGCCGAACTTCGACGCACGCCAGCCGGCGACGCCGTCGCGAACCTTTCGCTGGCATTCAACTTTGGTCGCAAGGGCGACGACAACAAGCGCCCGACGCAGTGGATCGATGCCAGCCTATGGGGACAGCGAGCCGAGAGCCTGATCGATTACCTGACGAAAGGCACGGCGGTCGTGGTGACGATCGACGACCCGCACATTGAGACGTTCGAATCGCAGAACGGCACCGGGTCGAAACTGGTGGGCCGTATCTCGTCCCTGGAGCTCGCAGGCCGCTCAGATGCCCAGCAAGGCGCCAATGGCAGGCATGCGGAGAGCAGCAGCCAGGCTCATCGACAGCAGACGCCACGCACGCCAGCGCCCTCGGCGCCGCCTCCAGTCGCAGACAGTTTCGACGACGACATTCCATTCTGAGAAATAGCTGCACTGCACGCACGCAACTTTGTGAACCCGGCCCCGGCCGGGTTTTTGTTGACCTTAAGCGTGGCAGCAGTTCGATTATTGAATGGTCAACAAAAGCCCCGGGAGGATGTGAAATTGCCGCAGCGGTCGGTGCGTCACGCGCGCATTCGGACACGCATCGCCAAAAGCGTCCTGCATCTGGTTCGGATGTACTCGAAGACCTACTTTCGCTCAGACGCCATAGGCGAGCATGCGATCGACATTCTGATCGGCATGACGGTCATGCAAGCGCAAGCCGAAGCCAAACCGATGACAGCTGGCGACGTTGGCGCCGCGCTCGGAATGCCGCGCACGACTGTGCTGCGCCGGCTGTCTGCTTCGCCGCTGCGAGACGTTGTTGCCCCGATCAAGATCGGTCGCCGCCTGATCTACCTGGCCAAAGAGCCGAACCGACCGGAAGTTATCAACAGCATGAGGGAAGCCATTCAACACCTCCACTCCATTTCCGCCGAGTTGTCCAAACTGGACAAGTCAGCGCGTGACGGTTAGCTGGCTGCCATTTACAAAATTTAGCACCACTTCGGTGGTAAATTCTAACGGGGCAGGGGAAGGCATGACACCCGAAGAGATTGTATCGATGCAGAATGCGCTTGGACTGTCGGACGGCAAGATGGCGAAGGCGCTCGGTGTAACGCGTCAGACCTGGCGTAATTGGCGCCGCGGCTGCAAGTGTCCAGTGTTCGCGCAGAACAGCCTGCGCTGGCTCATGGAGCTACGGCGACTGTCGCCCGCCAATGACAACCTGCCGGAAAAGATGAAGGCAGCAGCGTTCAACTAAAGTACAACAAACTCCGCTCGGATACCGGCGCCCGCAAAGCGCCGGCCTTTTTCATGGGGATCGCCCCTTGCAAGAACAAACTGCGACCACCACGTTTGCCGCCAGGCTTGCCAGGAGGCGCCGTTGGTCCAGGGTTTTGTCCACGTCATCGAGTCGCCGTCGCCCCAGGATCTTCTCGACGGGCGCACCGAAGGCCGGGCGCTCGGCGAGGCGCTGAAGCTGGCCGAGATCCCGCAGTGCTACTCGCTGGCCACCGATGCCCGCACGCTGACCACCGCCCTCGGCGAACGCCTGCAGGCAGCGGTTCGGCACTATAAGTCGACGCCGATTCTGCACTTCAGTGCGCACGGCAACAGCAACGGCATCGGGCTGACTGGCGGCCAGTTCATCTGCTGGTCAGACCTCGAGGAAATGTTGCGCCCGATCCATCGGTTTTTCGACAACGGCCTGCTGGTCTGCATGTCGTCGTGTGAGAGCTCGTCAGCGATGCAGATGGCGATGGTCGACGAGCCCGATCACGCGTTTTGGGCGCTGGTCTCCCACATGGGCAGGCCGAGTTGGTCGGATGCCGCTGTCGGCTTCATCGCGTTCTACCACCGGTTTTTCAAAGGTCACGGGATCGAGGCCGCCGTGCAGGCGATGCAAGACGCCACCGGCGACACGAACTTCGCCATGTGGGAAGGCGCGCGGATTAAGGCGAACTGGCTCGCCCGCATGCAGCAGCGGATCGACACGGCCATCGCTCAGCCGGCGAGCCCGCAGGGTCAGGGTCTCGGCGCGCTCAGCGGGATCGGCAGGGTTGACCGGATCGGTGGGGTATCAGGCGGCGCGCTCGGCCGGGCATCGCTCCGGCCTTCGCCCGACGTACAACAGCCAGGTACAACATCGGGCGATTCGACCCCGTCTCCCCTCGGCAATTCGTCGTAGTCCGTCCAGTCCATCATGGGCGCGACGCTGAAAAGCCATTGCCCGGTTTGCTGCCTATCCGTTTGCACGTGCTAACCTTTTCCCTTCATCTGTCCATTCCTTTCACCGGTCCGGATCGCCCTTGTTGTACGGTTTGCCGGTCTCGGGTACAACAAAATCGCACCGGGCGCGCTCGTGTTGTACCAGGGAGACGGCAGTGGGTAGCATCATTCCACGCAAGCGCAAGGACGGCTCGACGGCCTATCTGGCGCAGATAGTGCTCAAGGCCGGCGGGCGCATCACGCACCGCGAGAACAAGACCTTCCCGGCGCGCAGAGAGGCCGCCGGCTGGCTTGCCAGGCGCGAGGAGGAGATCGCCAGGCAAGGCCCGGCCAAGCCCGCCAGCGGGCCGCCGCTGGCCGACGTCATCGACCGCTACACGACCGAAACGATGAAGCGGATCGGTCGGACCAAGGCTCAGTGCCTGCGGACGATCAAGGCACTGCCGATCGCCAGCATGCCCAGCGCCGAGATCACGAGCGCCGACATCCTGGCGGCCGCCCGCCAGCTCGCCGACCGCGGCGCGAAGCCGCAGACGGTCCAAAACTATCTCTCGCACCTTGGCGCCGTGTTCGCGGTCGCGAAGCCGGCATGGGGATACCCGCTCGACCAGCAAGCCATGCGCGACGCGATCGTCGTGGCGAAGCGGCTCGGCGTGACCAGCAAGAGCCGGACGCGTGACCGTCGGCCGACCCTCGGCGAGCTCGACAAGCTGCTCGAGCATTTCGATCGGATCCGGGCGAACCGGCCGACCGCGGCGCCGATGCGGGACATCATCCTGTTCGCGATCTTCAGCACCAGGCGCCAGGAGGAGATCACGCGGATCCGCTGGCAGGACCTCGACGAGAAGCACGGGCGGATCTTGGTCCGCGACATGAAGCATCCTGGCGACAAGGTCGGGAACGACCAGTGGTGCGACCTTCCGCCCGAAGCGATGGCGGTGATTCGGCGTCAGCCGCGGACCGCCGACCGGATCTTCCCTTACAAGGTCGACGCGATCGGCACGGCCTTCACACGCGCCTGCCAGTTGCTCGGAATCGACGATCTGCACTTTCACGACTTGCGGCACGACGGCGTCTCGCGCCTGTTCGAACTCGGCTGGAACATTCCCCAGGTGGCATGCGTGAGCGGGCACCGCGCCTGGCAGTCACTGAAGCGCTACACGCACATGAGGCAGCGCGGCGACAAGTACGCGGGATGGCGATGGCTGAAAAAGAAAACGGCCTGACGAGCAGGCCGCAAAGCACACGAGACGCTGGACGAGCATCGCCAGCACCGCCGGTGGCCGTCACGGAAATAACCGGGTCGGCGGCTTTCGTGTAGTTTGAAGGACCCGCGCCGGAAAGCTTGCGGGCAGTCGGCGTCACGGTGCGGCCAGCGGGATCGCCGCCAGGTCTGCCGTCTACGGATCGCATCGAACAGCGCCCTGTTTCTTGCCGCCCCTAGTTTATGACTGGCTCCCCATGACGCGGCAGCGTGAAGGGCAGCGGGTTGCGGTCTCGGTCATGTCCACTTCAAGGCGCTGATCGATGCCGACCAGGTTACCCGCTGGTCGGGCCGGGTATAGCTTGCGAGCCCCTGCTCGCTTGATCCTTTTCGCGCCATCCGTGAGCGCCAGCGGATCGGACTGGCGACTCACTCGTTCCACGCTAACCGGTGCGGACTTCCAGGGGCTCTATCGTCTCTGCGTTGTTTGATGGCGCAATGCTGCCACACTGCTTTTGACGATGTAAATACTTTGAAGAAAAAAAGCCCGGCACTCGGCCGGGCAAGGGGTCCTACTGAGGAAATCTTCAGCGATTCAGCGCGTCGTAGCTGCGCTCGCAGGCGGCGCCGGCGGTTCGTGCCCGGTCAGCATATCCAGCAATTGCGTTCGTAGCTTCATCAAGCCTGCGCTGCACGTTGGCGAGCATATCGGCGGTGGCGTCGGCTGCCTGGCCTGCGCCGGCAGCGCCGGAATTACCGGTGCCTGCACGACAGGCGGCGGCGAGTTGGTTGATACGCTGGCGCAGCCTGTCACCAGCAGCAGTAGCGTCAGCGGCATCAGCGCGCGCCGCCTCGAGACGTTGTTCGGCTTCATCTACGGCCCCCTGCAGCGCGGCGAAGCGGCGCTGCTCCTCTGCACGGGCCAGCGCCTCGGCTTCCCGGGCGGCCCGTTCCAGCCCGGCGAGATATTCCTGGTGCTCGGCGACGGTCTGCGCGTACTCGGCGCGCGTCACAGCGTGCTCGTAGCGCTCAGCGGCAAGTCGGTAGGTCTGCACGCCGAACGCGAGCAGGCCGGCGACGATCGCGATGCCGATCCCGAAAAGCGCCTTCTGCTTGTTCCCTGCCATCGACAGCAGCAATCCGATCACAATGCGCCCTCGGCCTTGTTGGTGAGGCGGCGGCGATCGTCCAGGCCATGCGTGCCGCCGTTAACGCGCTTCGTCACCTTGACGATGTCGCCCATGACGCTGTCCGGCACACTGCCCTCCCACCATGCGATCGAGGCGCGCAGCGCAATGTGCTGCTCGGCCAGGCGATCAGGGTCGGCGATCAGGTTGATGCGCATGGCCTCGGCGAGCCTGGTGTAATTCTCGCGGCCCGTGACCTGGATCAGCCCGCGGCCACGAAACATCCAGCCATCGTTCGGTTCACGGTTGCCCAGCCTGCCGCCGTACACGCGGTTCGCGAGACCCTGCGGATTGCGCACGAACGGCGCAGCGTCGGCCACCGTCGGAAATCGCTTCGGCCAGACCTGGCAGATGCGTTCGGCGCGCGAATAGCTCAAGCCTTCCTCGAGGCGCGTCAGCATCATCGACTCGTGCAGGATCTGGCCCAGGAAGTCATCGAGCTCGCGGTCGCCAGCCGAGAACGTGTCCGGCTTGATCGTGTCGCGGAAGACGGGCGCCCAGATCGACGCCACGCGCTGCGCGACGCCACAGCGCATCAGAATTCGAATCCAGTCCTCAATGGAGCGCATCGGAAATCCTTTCCTTGAAATGCTGCGGGATGCCGTCGCGCCAATAACTCGACGTGACCATCTGGACGATCACGACGGCGACGAGCAGGGCGAGGGAAACAAAGTCGGGCCGCCACTTGAATGTCAGCGGCGCGAACACGCAGAGAAGGGCGGACAGGGAAAGCGCATAGAATGCGAGACGCACGGTGCGGCGCGTGCCGCTATTCATCTTCACCGCCCGGCAAAAGCATGTGTACAGCAGCAGAACAGCGAAGGCCTCGTGGATAATGAGCATCACTCGTCGTCCCTGCCTCTGTAGTTGTCGCCGCCGTAGCTGCGCCCGCCTGAGAAGCCGCGCAGCATCGCAGCAAGGCCGTCCCGCAGTCCGCGGAAGACCCGGCCCCATCCATTGCCCAGCGCGCCGATCGCGAAAGCGGCGATCGCCATGCTCTCGTAGACGGGGAGATCAAGATGGCTCGACAGCAGCCAGGAGAGGCTGCCCGTTATGAAGATCGCCGTGAAGACGATGCGAGCCAGGAAGAACGCGCCTGCGGCCCTGGTCGTGCCCTCCATGGTGCTCAGCGGCCACATGGCGCCAGCCAGTGCCGCCATGACGATCAGCGAGTATTGGCCGGCGAGCGGACCAAGTATGGCAATGAATAGAGCGGTAATGCTTATGCCTGAAGTGTTCGGCTCTGCCATAAATGGGCCGCTGGTGGCTTGATGATATCGAAAGTATATCTGCCATGATTTCAAATTGACAGATAGTTGCAAAGGATTTGCCCGCCAGCTCCCGGTTGACGCCGGCTGGCGGCGCGGCGCTGATGACCCCGGCTACTGCCGGCCCGCCCCGGTCGGTGCAATCATTCCTCGGCTTCGCCGCTCTTGCTCTCGATCTCCAGGTCGCACGTGTAGCCGTCGCCGACGATCGAGTGCGTGACGCTGTTGATGATCCAGCCGTCGCCGTCGATGCCCTGCCGGAAGCCGAACAGCGTCGCCGGGCATTCCGCGCTCATCGTCGGGTCGCCGATCAGGTCCTGCACGGACACCTTGCGCGTGCCGCGGTTCATCGCCTTCAGCTTGCTGTCGGCCGCCTGCTTGGCCTCGTTCTCGTTCTGGTAGCTGTTGCGCAGCGTCATGACTGGATCGCCTTGACCGGCCGCGACTTCCTTGCGCTCGGCTTCGCCCAGGTCCTGGTATCCGGCCTTCACGGACTTGTACTCGCCTCGATCGGCGAGCGTGGCCTGCCAGCTACCGCAGTTGCTCGCCAGGATCACGGCCGCCGGCATGCTGCCGCCCGATGCCGTGCTGCCACTCGCGTGCTTGGTGACGACAAGGCGGCCGTCGGCCACCTTGCAGACGGCGCCATTGTCGGCGCACAGCCGCTGCAGGAACTGCATGTCGCTTTCGGTCTGGTCGACGTGCGGCAGGCTGCGACTGCCCAGCGCCGAATCGATCGACGGCTGAAGCTCGTGCTCGCTGGCGATCTTCTGCACGATGTCGCTCAGCGTCTTGCCGTGCCAGCTGCGCTCCTTCGGCGCCCGGATGCCGCCCGTCATGTCGACGGCGTTCGCGTTGATCGTCAACTCGCGAGCCGGACCTCCCACCTGGACCGTGTCGACGACGTAGCGCCCCATGCGGATCAGCGGTCGGCCGACGTAGCCGATCGACACCTCGATCTTCGCGCCCTTGCGCGGAAGCTCGATTGCTTCGTCGCGATCGTCCAGCGTGAGCGTGAGACGGTCGGACTCGACGCCTGCCTGGTCGGTGATCTCCAGCGCGAGGAAGCGATCCCGCACCAGCGATGTGATGTTGTTGCCTTCGGCGATGATCGAGTAGGCAGGGGTCACGTGCGTCAGCTCCAGAGCCGAATCGGTTGCGTCTCGCTGGCCGGCTTCGGCAATTCCGGCAGCAGAATTTCCGTGTTCTCGGGAATGACCGGGCCGAGATCCGCGAGCCCGGGATTGGCGAGAAGCACAGCCTCGACCGCGCCGCTCTGCTGTCCGTAGAACTTCCAGCAGATGTAATCGAGCGTGTCGCCCTGGCTCGTCTTGTAGGTGGTGATCGTGCCGGCCATCAGAGCTCGTCCTCGCCGTACTCCTCGATCGTGATGCTGAAGTCGATGCGCCGCGGCGTGCCATTGTCGAAAAACACGCGGCGGGTCTCCTCGATGCTGGTGATGCACCAGCGCCCGTGATACTGGCCGGCGTGCTCGTCGGCATAGACCAGCGGCAGCGCCTCGCCTGCAGCCGCCTGCGCACGCATCTGCGCCATCTGGCCGAGCCCGCCGCGGTAATGCGGGTAGATCGTGCCGGACAGCGTGATCGCGTCGGCATCCTCACCGACGAACTGCTGCGCTGGCTTGCGACCGATGCGGTCCTTTTTCTGCCAGCGATAGCTCGAGCGGCGTTGCAGTTCCTGGAAAGCCGCCGTGTCGATGCTGAAGGTGAAGTCGCCCAGCCGGGCCATGTATCCGGCCATGCTACAGGCCCACCGGGTCAGTCATGAGCCCGCGCTTGCGGACGCCGGCTATACGTTCGCGCTTGTCCAGTTCCGCGCGGACGGCCTTCGCCGTAGCCTGCGGATCCGTGGCGCCGTTGATTGTGATCGGTGCGTTGACTGTGCTGGTCTGCGTGATGGTGCGGGCAGCCGGTGCCGCGGGCACGGGCGTGACCGGTGCCACGGAGCCCTGCATGCCAACAGGCGGCGCGGCCGAGCTGCTGCCCGGCGCCGTCGGCGTGCTGCTGCGCGGCGAAGATGCGCCCGGGCTGGTGCTGCCCTCGGGTCCGCCGATGCCCATGAACGACTTGGCCTTGTCCCATCCGCTGCCGATGCTGCTGCCGATCGTGCCGGCCGCAGCCTTCACCTTGTCGACGGTCGCGAAGATCCACGCCGTCTTCTCGGCCAGCCAGTCGATCACGGCACCGACCGCCGACTTGATCGCGTCGAAGGCCGCGATGGCGGTTTCCTTGATCGTGTTCCAGATCGCGACGAGCCCGCCTTTCACCTTGTCCCAATTCTGCCAGAGCAGGTAGCCGGCGACGCCGAGCGCGGTCAGCGCAATACCGATCGGGTTGGTCAGCATGAACGCGGCGAGCGTGCGGAAGGCCGTGAACGCCATGCCGGCCCACTTGACGATGCCGGCGCCGAATGCCGCCCAGGCCGCGCCTGCGGTCGGCGCAGCGGTGGCGAATATGAGCAGACTGGTGCCTGCACTTCCCAGCGCCCACGCCAGCTTGCCGATGCTGAAGATCAGCGGCGCGAATTTCAGGCCGACCAGAAGCACGCCCAGGTTCCGCCAGCCGCCGACAAATTCCGCGATCTGCTGCGTCGTACCTACGATGGCACTGCCGAGCTCCCACGCATTCTGCGCGAACTTGGTCAGCGCGGCACCGGTCCGCTCGGCCCATGCCTGCAGCTCGCCGTTCTCGGCCATCGTGTTCAGCGTGTCCAGCGTGCCGCCGAGCTTCGTCTTCATCCAGTCGAACAGGCCGGCGTTCATCGTGTTGTTGGCGAACCGGGACCACTGGTCCTTCAGGTTCGAAACCATGCCGGCCCACGTAGTCGACAGATTGTCCATGGCGCCGGCGTACTTCTCGTTGAAGATGGCCGTCAGCGTGCTCTCGATCATCGCGCGGTTGTTGGCGTCGACGACCTTGCGCATCTGCTTGCCTGCGCGGTTCGTGTAGTTGTAGGCGATCTTGCCGCCTTCCTTGCTGGCCTTGATGCCGAATTCCTTCAGGCGCTCGTTCTCGCCGGTGACGGCGTCCGCGATCGCCTCGACGGCGGACATCACGTCCTTGCCCATGGCAGCGCTGGTGTCGCCCAGCGCTTTCAGCAGGCCGTTGGTAGGGTCCAGGCCATACGCGCGCAGCCGCACGAATGCGTCAGTCACCTGCGCCATTTCGTAGGGCGTCTTTGCCGCGAAGTCGCTGATCCAGTTCATGGCGGTCTGCGCCTTGTCGGCGCTGCCTTCCGTGGTCAGCAGGATGGTTTTGAACCGTTCGAACTCGCTGGCGACGTCGATGAAGTTGCGCTTGAAAAACCAGCCGAGACCGACGCCGGCGATAGTGGCCTGCGTTGCGACGCTGCGCAGTTGCGAGCCGACCTCGCCGAAGGCCTTGCCGACGCCGGCATTGCCGAGCCTGGTCAGCGCCTTCATGCGGTTCGTGGTGGCTTCGATGCTGCGCTCGAGCTTGGCTTGCTCGGTCGTCAGGTCTTTCGTGCTGACGCCGGCCGCGACGAGCTTGCTGCGCATGCTCGCCAGTTCCTGGCGGTTCTGGGCGAATGCCTCGCCGGCACGCTCGGCTTGCTTCTGCAGCTTGCTCAGTTCGCGCGCCTGCGCCTTGGTAGGTGGTCCTGCGGCAGAGATCGATCGCGCGTAGTCGTCGGCCTTGGCCTTAGCAGCTTGCCAGGCGTAGCCGGCCTGCACGGTGTCGGCGGAAAGCGAGCGGAAGGCCTTGACGCTCTGCAGCTTGCTGTCCATCGCGCGCACGCTCGAGCCCAGCTTGCCGATCTGGTTCTCGGCGCTGCCGAACGCCGCCTTGAACGTGCTGGCAAACGTCGCGCCTATCTGGACATTGACCGTGCCGGCCGTGGTCACTGCTGCTGTTCCTCGATCGCTTTATTGTAGGCCTTCGCGCGCTCCAGCCATTCCAGGACCTCGTCTTCGTCCATGTCCATCACTTCGGAATGGCTGTAGCCGATGCGCACCAGGTTGTGCGCGGCGTCGCTCAGGGCGTCGCAGGACTGGAAGCGAAAAAACTTGCGAGCTTGTCCGTCAGCTTCTCGTAGTCAGCCGCATCCATTTCATCCAGAGCTTCGGGCGCCTGTTCGGTGAGCATGGCGACGAGCTCGATCTCGCGTTCCGCGTCGGTAGCCTTGCGGCTTGCCAGTCGGCGGTCGCGAACCTTCGGGCGGCGCATCTGCAGCTCGCTGATCTCGCGCCCCTGGTAGGTGAACGGATAGTCGAGCTTTATCGTCTCGGGCATCTTGCGGTCCTCATCAGGTTGAAGAAAGCGGCGGCCCGGTCATCACTCCAGGCCGCCGCCAGGGATAGGTTACAGGCCGATCGCTGCGCGCTGGCCGGCGACCTGGTCGACGCCGTTGATCACGCGGATCATGCGCTCGACGTCGATGTTCACGTACTCGACGCCGTTGATCTCCTCACTGTAGCGTCGCACGCTGTAGGTCAGCGTGGTGGTCTGCTTGCTGCCAGCGGTCCAGGTGCCGGTATCGCGCGACTTCAGATGGCCGAGCGCCTTGATCGTTACTGGCTGCACAGGCTCGCCCTGACGCTGGATTGCGCCGCGCAGGGTAAGGGGAACGCCGGTGCCGAGCAGGCCGAAGCCGTTGATCACGGTCTCGTCGTAGTCCGACAGCACGATCGACAGTTCCATGACCTCAAGGCCCATATCGATCTCGACGGCGGAATCCATGCCGCCGGCACGGTGCTCCTCGGTGACCAGAGACAGCACGGGCGGCGTCACTTCGTCGGCGTTGCCGGCTTTGCCGCGACCGTCGACAAAGACTTGAAAGTTTCGCAGGTGTCTGGGCAGCGCCATGGCTTTTCCTCCGGTGGCAAAATGATCTCGTCGCGATTGTATCAGGCTTCTATTTCAATATACAGTGGCCCGCGCCGTTCTACTACCGTTAAACCTTTTACCTCGTGGCAATTACTATCAGGCCGCCAGCCGTATTGCCGGCGGGCTTCTACGTGTATGAGCACCGCCGGGCGAGCACTGGCGAAATCTTCTATGTCGGAAAGGGCTGCGGCCGCCGC